AAGCTGTGGCATTTCCGCCGTATTGGACACATCCACACTACACAAATGAATTAAAAAATGGTACAGTAAGATACACTATAAATTGTTGGACGTATAATGGTAATTAAGTATCAATCTATATTCTAAACTCTAACCCCTCGTCTGTGAACATCCATGAGGGGGTTACATAATTCTAAGTATTTCCCCTCGGGAATGTCACAGTCTTCAATCACAGCGAGGGCCTTTTGGAGGTGAATTTATTACACAAGGCTAATCTGCCTTAGCAAAAGGTTTATCAGCTTTTAATATATTTTTAATCGTGTTTCTACAAAAAGTACCAAAACCATCAGTCAATATAGAAAAGGTTATGTGATGTCTCATCTGATGATAAAACATTTGAACTACTCTCCATTTCATCTTGTAAATACACAACATTTAAAGACTGAATTCGTTGTATATGTAACCATGAAAAAGGTCATCATCGCCTTACCAGGGCGAGAATTTTCTGGAAGTTTTTTGAAGAATTGGTCAAATGCTCTCGTTGAATTAACGCGTAGGGGCTACCAAGTGACCATGATAAATGAGTACAGTAGTTTTGTTCCCTTTGCCAGAATGAAAACTTTAGGTCTTAATGTACTGAGAGGTATTGACCAGAAACCATTTAATGGACAAGTTGATTATGATGTCTGGGTAACACTCGATTCAGATATGTTTTTCATTCCTGAACAACTCATAGAACTTATTGAAGATACTAATAATTATCCGGTTATATCAGGTCTTTATAGAATGGCCGATCTCAAACACTACGCAGCAATCAAAAACTGGGATGAAACATATTTTAAACGTCATGGGACATTTCAATTCTTAAGACCAGATGACCTCGAAGGATCAAAGAAATACATCAATGTTGCATACAACGGTATGGGATTCTTTGCATGTCGCCGAGGTGTGATAGAAAAGTTACAGTATCCATACTTCAGTTATCCATTACAAGAAATTAAATTAGATGATGGTCGAATCATTAAAGATATGTGTTCAGAAGATGTAGCGTTTTGTAAAAATTTACAAGATGCTGGGTTCGATATCATGGTCAACACAACTTTGAAGGTTGGACATGAAAAGATGTTGGTCATCTAAAAAAATTCAAGACGATCGGCCAGGTTTGGGCCAAAAGTTTTTAACTTGAACTTTCTTTCCAAGTGATTGAACATTTCACGACGCCGTTTTGAATATTCAAGTCTTGTCTGAATAGGACGCGAGTCACAATCCTGTCTATCAGGCATTGGTTCCCATCCATCAAAATTTTCATCGTACCAAACTTCCTTGTCAATATTTTCGAATTCCATTTGAAGCGAATGGATCAAGGAATTTTCCATATTATATTCATCAAGGAGTGCATCTACAACAGCAGTATCTCTTTTAAGGTAAATTTGTCTAAGTTTTTCTGATACCCCTTCTCGAACATAATTAACTTTGTTTATTTTGTCGTCGTGGTACCCGGTATTTATATTCATAAGATAATCGTCCCGTCTTCTCTTCTTGAAAAATGATAAAATGTTATCACATTTCAATTGGAGGGCCTCAAGTTTTTTTTGGTGTCGATCTTCCATTATCAATTGACACTTTTATTGGCATTCGCCGACTTAGGTAGTCTATTTGCGTTTCAAGAATAACACGTTCGCCAACCTCATTGCGGGCGATGACATATTTTAAATCTGGGTTTGAAATACTCATTTCTCTGTGAACAGGTTCCGCGGCAACGAGGCTGTAGATGTTCGTGAATAAGTTACCAAACATTTTTTAGGTGTTGGTGGTGGAATTAAAATTGGATCGTCGTATAAAAGTTTTTTCCAGATAATTCTCTGGACGTCTGTACAAAGTGAATTAGTTGCCTGACAGAATGCAAGACGAAGTTCGTCAGTAAAGAGTGGGATATAGTCACTGTTCATACTTCTTGATTTCTTCGACAACCTTACCACTTAGGTAATTTTCTCTTTTCAATTTTTGTAATTCCAAATCAAGATCAAGCATAAACTTTCTTGGAAGTTCAAACAGTGGTTGAAGCCATTCACGAGAAACATTAAAAATCGCACGAAGAAGCAGCATTTTTTTGTATGTTTATCTCAGAATGTCTTTAGATGACTTACCAAAAAGAGTTCAGTATGTCATGGTAGACTCTGGATTGGTGAATGGTACCAATAATAATTTTTCTTTAGACTTATCCCTGAAGTCGAGTATTCATGTAGAGAATATCAATCAAGTGATAGGTCTCAAGGTTGTTGAGTTTTATGTCACACAGGTTGGTGGTGCAAGTAATGCAGCTGTCTCATCTAACATTGCAAAATTTATTGACATCAAGTGTGATGATATTCCAAAGATTGCACAAATATTAGATGAACGTCATGGTCAGGTTCTCGCTCGAGTTCCCCTTGAAAGACATTTTAGTGGCGTAGGTGCCGATGTCATTCGAGACAAACAATGGAAACCATTCCAAAGAAGAACGAATCTTTTTAATCCGATATCCATGAAAAAATTACACTTCAAAATGCATGAATACCAAGATGACGGAGACTATGTTTCACTTCACCCAGATACTTCGTGGCACATGATTCTCGAAGTGACAACCATCAGTCCAAAAGAAAAACCGAGAGACAAGAATGTTGAAATACTTCAAGCACTCGAAAAGTTAACCAAGAAAATTGAAGTCCTTAATCACAATGTGAGAAAATTACCCGATCGACCACCCGAAGAAGATAAAAAGAAATATCCATTCGGGTATTTGATGTTGCTCATACTCACATTAGTAGGTGGTTTCATTTACATGGTAAATAGGAGTGGGCCTTCCCCGGTTCCAGTTGGCGTCGGCTATTAATACCAATACCAATGGATATTCTATTATAAACTCAGATACAACGAGAGTTGTCGCGAATACAATCTTTACAATATCAATAAACATTACTATTGTAAAGGCTGATTTTTTTATACCCAATGCGGGGCTCGAACCCGCGACCCCAGCGTGCCTATGTGATTCTTACATCACTTAAATATACATTCATGTATAAGCACTGTGCTCTAACCAACTGAGCTAATTGGGTCTTTGCTACCAGGAGGCTTCGATCCCCCTACCTCGAGCTTACAAGGCTCACACTCTACCAATTGAGCTATGGTAGCTATATTATATATTGTAAATTAAGCTTTAATACCCTTGATCCCTCTCGTCAGTGCAACATAGTGTATATTATCATTGTCTATGTCATTGTGAAGTTTTACAACATCTGACTCGAGACCTTTGTATGCATGGATCGTATACATTTCACATATACATGCATCCTTTGGAACCATGTTGAGAGTAATTTCATCAATCATTCGATTGAGCTTCTCACTTCCGAGACTCATAATGAAAGCTGGGAGGTCATCCGAAAATGATGCCTTCTCTTCTTCGGTCAATGAAAACTTTTTTAATTTCCCCGCGAGGTCCTTCATGATTGACACTTGTTTGTCAAAGTCATTGATCCAAATATTTTTTGTCTTGCATGCAGCTTCAAACAGTCCTCGCCAACTTCTAAACAAGTAAGTATATTTTGTACCCGGTTCAATATAATTCAACATTCGTGTTTCATGTTTTGCGCCAGATATCATCCAACATCCCGGAAACTTTTTACGAATTTCATTACATGCCGGGTTACCAACTCTGAATGACTTGTAAAATTCTATGAACTTTGTTCTCGGAGGAAGACGATCGAATGCATTGATACATCCTCGCCACTGATAGATAGCTTGCATGTGATCACCAACAAATACTTTTGGGATGGTTGTATCTCGAAGTAAAATGTTTAACATGATCTCATCAAAGTCTTGAGTCTCATCAACAAAAATCATGTGGAACCTATCATCTAAATAATCTTTACACAAATGTTTGACTTCACAAATCTTTCGGATGGTATCAAAACTATGAAACCTGTGAAGCAAAGCATCTTCCCAAAGTCTGGTCAACATTGGTTTTTTGTCACCAATTCTGACTCGACAAAATTCAACAATATTGTCGTATCGAGACTGGTTACAAAATGCAGTGAATTTGTCGGTGTAATACTTTTTCAATTTGTAAGCCTTGGTACTTAACCAAGGAATGAGTCGACCAATGGTATATGGCTTCACGTCAATGATGTCGGGAGTAATATTTGTTTTATGAATGAAAACTTCACGAAGGATCGAATCAAATGTTCGAGCCTCGAGGTTGGGTGGACTCTTTGTTCGAATCTCCTCAATTAATTTTTTGTTGAATGCCAGGTACAAGATACTTTTGTTTTTATTTTTCTTGGCAAGGTTAATGAGTGTCGTCGTCTTACCACTTCCCGCGACAGACTTGACTGCCATGATGTCCCCACTTTTAAATTTATAATTGTTGACATAGTCTCGGTGATACTGATCTAAAAATCCCATTGAACCAATACATCGACCCTTGATCATGTCAACTTCCGGAATTTGTTCGGACCCAACTTCACTGGAAAAATTTTTACCAGTCAAAATTTCTACATCATCCAATGAAAGTGCTTCACAAAAATGAACCTTCATAGGTTTACCTTCACATATGATATCATAAGTTGATTCATCTTTCAACCATAATATTTTATCAAAGTTGGTAACTATGAGATTGTACTTATCAACTTTGGTCAACTTGTAAGTTAGATCACAAATGGCAAAGTTCCCACACTTTACCCACTTGATCATTAAATGAAATAGTTATGATATCTTTATGCAACAGTAGCCTTCTTCATAACCTTACCGGACGGACCCTGGGGACCTTGTGGTCCTTCGGGACCAGCCGGGCCCTGGTCACCCTTCGGACCAGCCGGGCCCTGGTCACCCTTCGGACCTTGTTCACCCTTCGGACCAGCCGGACCAGCCGGGCCTTGAGCACCTTCACCGACAGAGTCGATCATCTTCAAAAGAAGACCATACAACCGATCCTTATCGAGACGAGCCCGACCCATTTCTTGCTTGATTTCTTGCTTGAGAGACTCCATGATTATATACATAAAAGAAAGATTATCTTTATATCAAATGATATTCATTGGTCCAACGCCATTGAGTGGAATTGGTCAACATACCAAAAAGTATCTCGATCTGTTCCCTGGGAGTAAGTATTACATGTACAATGATGACATACCAGATTCCGATAATGCATTTCTATTTGCTCTGCCAATCAAAAATGTTATCGATACAATTCCAAGTATCAAGATCAAATGTAAAAATGTCATATGCATGACCGTCTGTGAAACTGAAACAGTTCACGAAGATTATGGTCTTTTGTTTGACATGTTTGATCGAATCGCTGTTCCGAGTGAGTTTTGTAAACGGGTCTTTTCGAGACAATTTCCAAACAAAGAATTTTACATCATACACGCTCACATTCCTTCTGAACCGTATGTATTCTATCACATTGGAAATATCATTGACCCACGAAAAAACTTCAATGCCATCTTGCGAGCTTTCATTCAGTTAAACATGAAATACCCCGACACACGACTTCTTGTCAAGGCGACATGTAATCAAAAAGTTGAAATAAACCTCAAGAATGTTGAACTCATCAATGGTCTCGTCACAGACAAAGAAATTGATATCATTCATAGTCGGGGACATTGTTATGTGAACGCATCAAACTCCGAAGGTGTTGGTATGGGAGCGGTCGAGGCAGCCATTCGAGATAAGCCAGTCATAGCTACAAGTTATGGTGGCCCGAGTGAATACTTGAAAACACCCTATATGATTAACTGTGAACTTCAAGAGTTGGAGAGGGATGATTTCCTCTTCAAAAAGGGAATGCTTTGGGGTAAGCCAAACTTTGACCAACTCTTGGAGTTCATGGAGGACGCCTATAAGAAAAGACTAAAGTTCATGGATCATTCATTCACTAAGGAACTTGTGTGTCATGAAAAAGTTTTAGAAGAGTTCCATGTCAATATAATTAGCGACAAAGACAAGTAGACCCATCAAGATGGTTCCAGACATGATAGAACCTTTTTGGGTAACTAAGAATGCCACGATATCATCAATGGTTTCGATGTTCGTAGGCTTTGTCACATAACGCGGGACGAGAACGCTGACAATGATGTACAATGACATTGCTATTATAACAGGTCTAAGTGTGTCCTGGTCGAACATTTATACTAACTGGGATTTTAATTCATCCGAGACTCTATGTTTTCTACAAAAGTTTCCACAGACAGCTCTGAACTGACACGGTTTACCGGACATTGTTATGGCAGAACATGTCTTGGCAGTCGTGGAAATTCTTGGTTGGTCGGGGACTTTATCAATAAGTTGTGACACTCTCTGCATTCTCTTTTCTTTTTCTCGTTTGTATCCATTCTTTAGTCTCCACGTCGCATCTGCAAGGCGATAACATTTTTCATTTGGCTCACTGAGACGGTACATTTTGACCGCGTCATTGAGGCATGTAGTCCAGACAGTGTCGCGAACGATTTGCATATTTTGAGATCTGAAAGATACTTAATGCGTGACAACTTAGGTTACGCTTCCCCGGCAATTGTTGCCAAATACAAATCAACTTCACCAGAAAACTCTGGACATTTTTCAACCGTCTTCTTAGTCACCATGTCTTGAATATTAACGATGTGCTCCTTGAACTTGATCACGTCCACACCGGTTGCGTTATGAATTTGGTAGTCAGTGGCAATGTCTTTCGCTGCGTAGAGATAGGCTGCGGCATAGTTGGCGTGAAGTGTCGCGATCAATGGCGAAGCATCTTGTTGAGCAGCCGTGGCATATCTCGCGGATTGTCTGATTAATTTGTCCAAAGACTCTGTGGCAACAATTCGTCTATTCTTGATGAGTGTATACATCAAGAAGACGGCGATGGCCAAGTAGAGATAGAACATTCCTAATCTAAGTAAAGAAATAAAACGTGTTCAATGGATCTGTGAAAAATAACTTAAGTGAGAGCCTCGCCTATTAAAAATCAAGAAAGATGGGAGAGAGTGTTCAAAAGCTTACACACATCGAACATGTCCTTAAAAGACCGGATTCTTATGTTGGTCCAGTGGACCTCAGTTCTGAACCATACTGGATTCATCACAAGACTGATAACCGATTCAAAAAGAAGAGCGTTAATTATTCACCAGCTTTGCTCAAAATTTTTGATGAAATATTGGTCAACGCAATCGACAGAAACTCAATATATCCGAAACACGTTACTGGCATCTCGGCGGGGATAGATAAAGATACTGGTGCTGTGACTATTGAGAACAACGGACCCCTCGGTGGTGTCGCAGTCAAGATGCATGAGAAGGAAGGTGTTTGGAATCCTGAACTTACTTTTGGTCACCTTCTCACGAGCACAAACTACGATGACACAAAGAAGCGTATTGTTGGTGGCCGCAATGGCTATGGCGCCAAATTGACAAACATCTACTCTTCAGAGTTTTCGGTCATCATCAAAGATCATGAGAATAAGAAGACTTATTCCCAAAAGTGGGAAAATAATATGACTGTTTGTCATCCCCCAAAAATTACAAAACATTCTGGTTCAACTTCTTCAGTTTCAATTACTTTTGTTCCAGATTGGAAAAGATTTGGTATGAAAAAGATGGACAACAACATTTACAAGATTTTTGAAAAAAGAGTTTGGGACGCAAACATTTGTACCACACCCAATTGCAAGGTTAAGTTTCAAGACGAAGCACTCCCAAAGACTTCTTTTGAAGCGTATGCCAAGATGCACGAAGGTGTGACGGATGTGTGTTCGGTGACTACCGATCGCTGGTCAGTGTGTATTGGGCCATCCGAGAATGGACTTGAACAAGTCTCCTTTGTAAATGGTATTTGTACCACGAAGGGTGGTACACATGTAGATCACGTGGCTTCTTATCTTGCTTCGGGTATCATTGATGAAATGGCGAAGAAAATCAAGTTGAAGCCACAACAAGTCAAGAATACTTTCAACATCTTTGTGAAGGCAACTCTTGAAAATCCAACTTTCTCAAGTCAAGTCAAGTCTGAATGTACTTCAAAGGCTCAAGACTTTGGAAGTAAGTTTGATCCACCAAAAAACTTTGTGAAGAATGCTCTCAAGACTGGCATCAATGATGAACTCACAGCACTCTCAAAGTTCAAGGAAATGAAGGAACTCAAGAAGACCGATGGTGCTCGCAAGTCCAAGATTACCGGTATACCAAAGTTGGATGACGCGAACAAAGCTGGTACTGCACAATCCAAAAAGTGTACACTCATCGTCACCGAAGGTGATTCGGCAAAGACTTTAGCTGTTGCGGGTCTCTCTGTCGTTGGTCGCGATCACTACGGTGTGTTCCCACTTCGCGGTAAATGTAAGAATGTTCGGGACGCTTCGGTGGCACAGCTTACATCAAACCAGGAGTTCAACGATCTCAAGAAGATCCTTGGTCTTCAACAAGGCAAAGACTACCAAGATGTTTCTGAACTTCGCTATGGTCGTCTCATGATTATGACTGATGCGGATAATGATGGTTCTCACATCAAGGGTCTCATCCTAAATATGATCCACTACTTCTGGCCTTCACTTTTGAAATTAAATTTTGTTGTCTCCATGGTCACCCCGATCATTAAGACTTCGAAGAGTGGTCAATCAAAATCTTTCTATACCGACTCTGCATTCAGAACTTGGTATGGCAATGGACAACCCGGATGGAAAATCAAATATTACAAGGGTCTCGGTACGAGCACGAGTGCCGAAGCTCGAGAATATTTCAAAAAGATTGAAGACTTGACTGTCAAATTTGATGTGGATACCATGACAGATGCTTCCATAATTCTCGCGTTTGACAAGACCAAGGCTGACGATCGTAAGTCTTGGCTTTTGGAAAGTAGTGTCAAGGCACCCTCAGATTTGGAAGTTCCATATGGATCCATCAAAAATCTTGGGATTACAAACTTTGTCAAACAAGACTTGGTAAACTTTAGTCTGGCAGACTTGAAGAGGTCAATCGCTCACGCGGTCGATGGTCTCAAGCCTTCTCAAAGAAAAGTTATGTACGCATGCTTTCATAAAAATCTTCGAGACGAAATGAAAGTTGCACAGCTCGCAGCTTATGTTGCCGACAAGAGTGCGTACCATCATGGTGAAGTATCTTTGGCGGAAACAATTGTCAAGTTGGCCAATGATTATACGGGTTCGAACAATATTAACTTGCTTGAACCATGTGGTCAATTTGGTACAAGACTCATGGGTGGTAAAGACGCGTCACAAACTAGGTACATCTTTACAAAGTTATCCAGAGAGACTAGAAAAATTTTTGATCCCAAAGATGATCCAATCTTGAATTATCTCGATGATGATGGTCGTTCCATTGAACCAGATTATTACATCCCAACATTACCAATGGTACTTGTCAATGGAACCGAAGGTATTGGAACTGGGTTCAGTTGTTATGTTCCACCTTTCAACCCAGAAGATATCAAAAAGAATATTCTTCGAAAGCTGGAAGGACAATCCATACAACCCATGAAACCGTGGTTCAGAGGTTTCAAGGGGAAAGTTTTTGAAAAAGATGACACATGGATCACCGAAGGTATTTGGTCGATGGTTGGCAATGATATACATGTCACCGAGTTACCACCTGGACGATGGACTCAAGATTTCAAAGAATACTTGGATACCATGTCTGAAAAGAAAATTATCACTGGGTACACCAACAATAGTACGACTGACAATGTCAACTTTATGATTTCTGGGTACAGTGGCAAGGATATCCAAAAAGATTTTAAACTCCAAAAAACTTTTAGAACTTCGAACATGCATTTGTTCCATCCGATCCGGGGTATCCACAAATATGCCAGCCCGGAAGAAATTTTGGAAGATTTCATTGATGTGAGACTCGATGCTTACCACCGAAGAAAAGAGCACATGGTCAAAACTTTGGAACAGCGATCAATGATGTGTGACATGAAATCAAAGTTTGTCACGATGGTAATCTCGGGTGAAATTGTAGTCTTCAAGAAGAAGAGAAGTGTGCTCGAAGATGAGTTGTCCAAAATTTTTCCAAAGGTGGATGGAACCTATGATTATATTTTGAACATCAAGACATATCAGTACACAGCTGAATCAATCGATGCGTTACTCAAAGAGTCTCAAGACCTTCGACGTGAACTTGAAATATTGAAGGCGACAAAGCATATCGACATGTGGAAATTAGACATTAAAAATATGTAGACAATAGTTAAGATGCCCACAACAAGTGGTGCCGGAGTGTCACTCAACGCCATTGGCAAACAGGACACATACTTGTTAACAAGTGATGTAGACAAGTCAATTTTTAATTACAATATTCAAAGACATTCCAACTTTACAAAGTTTCATAGAACTACAGTAATAAATCGCGCACCGACTTCTCCGACTTGGCCATTTAATGAACGCATCAAGGTTACTTTCAATCCGCAAAATATGGGTGACTTGTTGAGTAACATGTATGCAGTCTTTAAGTTGCCGGCATTACCAACGGGTGAAGGTAAAAATTATTCAGATCAAGTTGGGCGTCACTTAATTAAGTCTGTGACAATGCGTGTCGATGAGATTGAAGTTGAGAAAATTTATGATGACTGGATGGTCATCTATGATGAACTCTATCTTGAATCATCCGAAAAGGTTGCCAATCGTTTCGTTTTGAACAGAATGATTCCATTTGATTCTGCAAGTAAAAATCCCGTCTACGCAGAATACGAATCAGATGTTGTCGTGCCGTTACCATTTTTCTTTTCAAGAAAATATTCAAGTGATGAGTACGTAACGAATGAACCCAACAGACCATACTTCCCATTGTGTGCCATTCACAAACAAAAGATTGAATTTGAATTTGAATTTCATCCACAAGAATTTTTTACAACCTATGACCCCGTGATCACACTCGATGACTTTAAGATTATTACAGAAGAGTTTACTATTGACCCAGTCGAAAGACTTTACTTGAAGAATCGTGACTATACAATGATTACTGATGTCGTTCGTCGTCACCCAACTATTGAAACGGTGCCAGGTGTTGATATCGTCCGAACAAACTTAATTCCAAATAATCGTGTCAAGGCTCTTCACTGG